TCGGTGCTGTTGTCGCAGCTGCCAACGAATGACAGCCCGGCCATGAACTGAGACGGCCCGGTGGGCATGGTGAAGGTCACCACCGTCGTGGCCGTCGCGTCGGTGACACCTGTTTTCGACCCGTTCATGACCTGCTGCCTGGTCGGCAGCTCGATGCCGAGGTCATCAAGCACGGCCATGGCGTCGGCCACGTCGCTTGATCCAGACAGCAGCCCAGTGTGAGAGCCGCTCAGCTCGACATCGTCATCCTGGGGAAAATCAATCTCCCAGTCTGAGCCGGTGTAACGCTGCACCATCCCGGCCGACCTTGTCGGTGGGGCTGGGTTGAATGAGGTGCTCGAGGTCTCGCTCATGGTGCGACGGTCGGCCCGGCCTTTTTCTTTGATGACTAGCCGATAGTCGCTGATCCCCTCGGTGCTGCCGAGCAGCTGGCGGCCGATGATGTCAGACGGGGCCTCACCGACCACCCCGAGCTGGGCAAAGCCCTGTGTAAATTCGACGGTCATTAGATCAATCCAGGGCTGGCTTGAGTCTGAGTACACGCTGCCAGCGTCATAGCCCTGAACCACCACCTCATAACGGCCGGGGTAACTGACCGAGCTGACCTCGCTTTCCCAGTTGAACAGCTCGGTTTTTTCACCGTCACCCCACTTGTCGGGCACGTCGTTGCTGACCCTGGTGTAATCGAGGTCAGGCAGGTCGAGCGGAAAGTAAGGCGAGTCTAGCTGGCTCGGCCTGAGCTGGGTGCTGTCACTGTATGCGGCCATGTTGAACTGGCGCAGCTTGAGCTTGATGGCCCCAGACTTGAGGTGCTCGACCGGGGGCACAACCCTGACCGCCTGGTTGGTCAGCACATCATCGGTGAAGAACAAGACATCGCCGGGCTCGACCGGTGCCGCCATTCCGTCAGCCGCTACAGACCAGTAAAAAGGCTGCAGCCGGTCGATGTCCCGGCGTGTCTCAGAGTGCCGCCTCGCCATGCCCGCCTCGGTACAGCCATACAGCTGCACCTCTCGACGCTTGACCATCGAGTCGGACACGGTCTCAGGGTATTGAATCGAGCCCCACTCATCGGGGTCGGTGTATTTCACGATGACGGTATCGGCCACTGAGCCCAGCTCGATCTCATCGGCCGTCGGCACGTTGACGTAGTTGTTGAGGCTCAGCTCGATGCCCGAGGGATAGCGCAACGTTGCGGCCGTCAGGGTGATGGCCTCATCAACCGTGACCTGGCCGGCGTCGACAACCTCGACAATCTGCCGGTGCTCGTTATCGAAAAACACCCGCTTTCCCTCGAAGTCATCGTCAAAATCATCACCGGCCCCGTCACGGGTTACGGTGGTGCTCGAGCCCGAGGTCGACCAGGTGCCAACAGCCGCCACTGGCCGCCGCTCCTGCCAGAGCTTGAGCTTGCCGCTGACATCGGTGTAGATGTAGGCCAGGCCGTGCATCAGCGCTTCGGCGGCTGCCCGCTCGGGGTTGCGGTCGGTGACCTTGGCCCGGTAGCTGTAACGGTCCTCACCGCTGACCTGCTCATCACAGTGCTGAGCAGCCGCCAGCCAGCTGGCCGCGTCGATGTTGCTGGCGTCAATGCCCTTCCACGCAACAGCCTCGGTGAGAATGTCGTTGGCCACCAGCACCGGGTTGGTGGTGGCCACTTTGGTGCCGCCCGTGGCCCCGGCCACCGGCTCGACCTTACGGCCGCCGAGCACGGCCGACACGTTGAGGGCACCCGGCAGGCTCAGCTCGCTCAGCCTGATGGTGAAGGTTACATAACAGTAGCGACGCATCCGGGCGTCACTGGGCAGTTTGCTGCTGATGTGGGTAGGCACCAGCTCGGCGGCCGTGCCCAGCCGATAGTTGATGTTGAACAGCGCCCCGGCAAGCTCGGGGTCGGTGATGGGGGTGTCATTGATTTCGAGATCGCTGATGCTGGCCTGCTCTCCATAGCTGAACACGTAGCAACAATCCAGCCAGCCGCCCGCCCCTGCAAATTCCTTGAGAGCTGCGCAGAGTCCACTGACCTTGCGCTCACCGTAGACCACCGGAATGGTGGCGTCGAGAATGGTGGTTGAGAATGAAACCGTTGACTCACTGACCGAGCTGCGACCGCCAGCGCCACCTGACCAGACCTTCCGGCCGTAGTTGTAGCCCTCGCCATCGGTGGCCGCCTGTTGGCCTGGGCCTGGGTGCTGAGTGTGTCCACCGGGGCCGCTCGAGCCGTCAGGCATCCCCTGGCTGGCGTTGGGGTCAGGGAATCGCTCAGGCATCGCCCGGCAGCTCCTCCACCACATCGAGGCCGTCGGGCACCCCTCTGCCGGTGGCCAGGGCGGCCCAGGCGGCCCCCTGCCTGCTCGCACGCACCAGGCTGGCCCGATACCCTACCCCATGGGCTCGGAGCGACACACCGGCCGCTGGGGCCGTCAGCAGCTCGATCCCGAACATCGGCGCTCGAGGGTCAGTCCATGCCGGGGCGTCAGCGGTCGTGATGAATGGCGCGTCAATCATCATGACGTTGGGGGTAGAGTCGAGGTGGGTGAGTGTGAGCTTGGCCTGGTCAATGTAGCCGGTCGAGTTGTTGACCGTCGTGCTCACCAGCGACCAGACACCATCAGTGACGGTGACATCGGTAAAGCCGCTATCCTCTGGGGTGCCGCTGGTGAACAGCTCAAGGTTGGCTCGGAAGTCACCCGAGCCCATGACCCAGGCCCCGGCCATGATGTTGTAATTGATGTGCACCAGGTCGGTGATGTCGACGTTGCTGGGGTTCTCGATGCCGTGGCCCGGTGCAGGGGCCGACTTGTCGAGCAGAACCCCCCGCTTGCCGACCAGGGCGGCAGCGGCCAGGGCCTTGAACGTGTTAGTTGAGCCGAGCGCGGAATCCCAGACCCCGCTGAGGCTGTCGCTGTCATCGTCTGGGGTGCAAATCGCTTGCTCAGCGCTCAGGGCGTTGGTCTGGGTGAACGCGCTGGGCACCGTCTGGCCCAACGACTGGGGCACCCCGTCGGCCGTGACAATCAGCTCATCGACGGTGTTGATGGGGGCATAGAAAAAGGTCCGGCTGCCGTCGGGCAGGGGGTAGAGCGGCAGGTCATGGTGCACCCGCTTGACGGGCTCGACCACAATGAACGGGTCAATGCCGTTGCGGGTGTTGCGCAGGAATGCGGCCCAGTCATCGACACCGGGCACCAGGCCCTCGATGTACAGCTCGAGGCTGTAGGTCTGACGGCCGAACCCCCCCGACCAGTCGCGCACCAACCTTGGGCCGGTGTCAAAATCACTGATTTGCACCCCAGGCCGACCGTGCCCGAATTCGGTGCCCTCGATCATGAACGCTCGGGCTGGTAGTGCTGGCCACCTCTGCATCATCTCCCCCTAGTCCAACGTCATCGGTTGGCCGCTCGGGTTCTGCGCCTGAGTGTGCCCGCCGCCGCCGGTTGTGCCGCCGCCCCCACCGCCCCCGGTGCCGCCCCCGCCCATGGGTGGGGTGTCATAGCCCTCTGGCATGGTGAAGCCCCCATTCTGGTATCTGATCTGCAGGCCGGGCTCGGGGGCAGCGAAAAACTCGGCCCGCTGCCCGGTCTGCAGCCCGGCCCTTGGCTTGAGGGTCGAGATCCCGAGCAGCTCGATGCGGAAACGGCCCCGACGGTCGACGCGGCACGCCCGGCAGCGCCATGGAATTTCGATGACATCGGCGTCATTGACCTCGAGCACCACCGTAAGGGTGTTGCCCGACCAGGCCGCGCTGGTGAGGCCCATGCGCTCCTCATACCATGCTGACCTGACCTCACCGTCGAGGTCATCGAGGCTGACAGCCATGCGGCTGCGCTGGGGGTCATCGAGCACCATGCTGTCGATGGTCATGCCTCGAGGGTCGTAAACGTCGCCGCCATAGGTTACCGGTCGGTCACCGGTGCAATACCGCAACGCACCGCTGGTGAGCGTTAGCTCGATGAGTGCCGTGCAGTCCTGATACCTCGAGGCAAGGGCCGCTAGTTGGTCATCGGTGTAGCCGTACACTCATGCCCCCTCACTGCATCCCCTGGCCATCGGCCAGCATTTCCTCGACAACCGCCCGCACAATGGTCACCAGCGGTACCTCGGTGTTGTTCTCGACGGTGACGTTGATGGTCGGGTCAAACTGCACGTTCATCTCGACGTTGCCGTCGGTCATGTTTTTCAACATCTCATCAAACCCGGCCAGACTGTCGCGGGCTTCCTGCACCTGAGCTGTCAGCGATTCCCATTCCTCGCGCACCGAGGTCTCGACCTCATTGAGCTGAGTGTTGGCCAGGGTCTGGGCCTGGTTGATGAGATCCTCGAGGTGCTCACCCCAGGTTTGACCGCCCCATATTGACGTTGACGCCTCGAGATCCACCAGCCCGGCCAGGCTCTGAATGTAGCGCTGCAGCTCAGCGTTGATCTGCCCGACCTCGCTTGGGTCGGTGGCCTCACTCAACGCCTGCATCAATTCCATGATGCGGGTGCTGAAGTAATTGATCTGCTGGCCCTCGCTCATCTGGTCGAGCTGCACACTTTCGCGCAACCGGTCCCAGCCCTGATTGATGCTCTGGCGCATGGCGTCAATCTGGGCCATGAGCTGCAGTGTGCCCTGCAGGGCTTGCTGATAGGTCTGATTGATCTGCAGCATTTCGGCGGCCCGGTCGGGCAGGCTCATGCGATCCCAGCCCACCCTGAGCAGCTCGATCTGGCCGCTGGCGTCACCGATGAAATCACGCCACCGGTCAAGTGGGGTTTTCGCAATGTCGGCCATGATTGCATCCCACTCACCCGAGGCCAGCAGGTCGGCCGAGTCGACAAGGGCCTGCACGAAGGTCTGCAGGGCCTCGAGCCCGGCCTCGGCCCCCATGTCGCCCCAGGCCGACCAGAACTCAGCCATCACCCCCTCGGCCACCCCGAGGTCACTGAGTCCCTGGTCGATGGCTGGTCTGAACCTGCGCTCAAATTCCTCAGGGAAAATAACATCGGCCAGGTACTCAGCCATGGCGTCGGCATCGAGGTCGAGCATTCCGGTGTCGATGACGCCCTCGGCCAGCACCAGGTCGAACAGGTCAACGTCACCGAACGAGAGCAGGCTGTCACGCCAGGCGTTGGCCGTCGACCGATACAGCTCACCGATCTGCAGGTTGAACAGGCGCATTTCCTCGGCACCAGCCCCCTGGTCGCGCAGCTGCGACCCGAACGCACCGGGGCGGCCTGATTGCATATACACCCTCGAGCTGGGGTCGTCGTTGCCACCACCGAATAGGCTGCTAATGGCCCCGACCACCGCGCCGATCCCGGCCCCGATGGCCGTGCCCATGCCGGGCAGGATCATGGTGCCGATCCCGGCCCCGGCTATCATGCCGCCGAGCACCGACTGCCCGAGGCTGCCCTCAGCCGTGGCCATCATGCCGGTGCCGATGCCGACCCCGGCCGTTGCGGCCATTTGGGTGATGTCGATGCCGCCACCCATGAGACCTTGCATCACCTGCTGGCTGAGACTGTCGGCCGCCATGCTGGCGATGTCATCGAACAACCCATTAAATGCCTCGATGATGCCGTCGAAATCACCAGTGAATGCCTCGAAAAGCACGTCACCGATGCGGGTCTGCAGCACGGCCCCGAACGCTGGCATCACGTCGATGATGTCATTGAGCGCCATCTCGAACGCGGTCACCTCGCGGGTTGCATCCTGCCAGGCTGTCACCTGCTGCCCGACAATGGGCACCAGGTTGGCGCTGCTCATGGTCAGCCCAATAACACTCAGGCTCACGCCCTGATACTTGGCCGCCTGCTCAGCGAGTGTGTCGGCAGCGAGCTGCTGCAGCCGGGTCAGCTCGCTGACCTCACCTTGCTGGTCGACCAGGTCATTGGTCAATGCCCCAACTTCCTGGGCAGCCATCGCGGCCGCCTCGCTCACCCCGAGGCTGAGGGCCTTGCCGAACGAGATAGCCGCATCATCGGCGGGCTTGATGGCACTATCCTCGGTCTCACGAATCACGTCACCGAGCTTTTCAATGTCCTGGGTCAGCCCGTCGATTGAATCGCTGAGGTCATCGGCCAGGTCAGCCATGCCGCCGAACCCGCCCGGTAGCCGGGCAAACTCATCGACGATGACCTTGAGCTGCCCGAGAACGCTGCGCACCACCTTGAGCCAGACCTGCTCGATTTTCAAAAACTGGGCCACCACCAGGTCGGACCACCGCAGGCTGGCAAACCAGACGAATGAGGTAGCCACCTCATTGACCCAGCCGACCAGGCTCTCGAGACTGCCCCTCATGCCCTCGGTGCCACCCCTGGCCTCGAGCAGCGTGATGATGGCCTGGCCCATGCTCTCGCGGGCGTCACCCCAGTAATTGCCGAGCTGCTGAACCTGGGCGGCATAGCCCTGCAGCTCGGCCTGCGACGCACCACCGAACTGGTCGGCCAGCTTGGCCGCCAGAATTTGGGCCCGTTCCATCTCGTCAGCGTTGGCCAGCTGCTTGCGGGTGGCCTCATCGAGCACAATGCCGTAGCGGCTGAGGGTGCCGGTGTTGCCCGCCAGGGCCTTGCCCATGGTCTCGGCCATGATGGCCAGGTCGCTGCCGGTGGCCGAGGCTGCGTCGAGGGTTGGAATCAGCACCGTCATGGCAGCGTCGAAACTGCCGCTCAGGGTGGTGAGTTTTTCGAGGGCGGCCGCCGTGTCGGTGTCACCGTATTTTGTGAACCTCTGAACCTCAGAGAAAAGGCCCTGCAGGCTCTCAGCGTTCTCGGTGTATGACTCACCAGCCCGAGCCATGCTCGAGGCCAGGTCAATGAAAATGGCCTCTTGCTCGGCGGCCATGTTGAGGTTTTCGCCCATGAACCTGGCCATGCCCCGAACCGCGACAGCCAGCCCGGCGATGGCGGCCACCGCGACGGCAGCGCTGGCCTTGATGCCGCCGCCCATGGTGTCGAATTTGCGCCCGGTCCTGGTGGCCTCATCGCCCGATTCTTTGACCTCGCGCTCGAGCTTGTCGACCTGCTTGATGGCCCCCGTATTGTCGACAACAAACGTCAGCAGCAGCCGCTCAGCCATCGTTTACCTACCTCCGACCCCTGGCCCTTGGCCTGATGCTGCCGCGCCCCCTGACGCGCTGCTTGGCCTTTTCCTGGGCCTGCTTTTCAGCACGGGCTGCCGAGTCGATGCGCATGACCTCGTTAAAACAGGTGCCGAGCTGGCGCTGTATCGTCGGGCCCCAGTCACCCCAGACCTCGAGCACGGCCTTGATGTCGGCCCAGCAGGGCCCCAGGTAGCCGTTGAGCCCGGCGTGCCTGCAGCTGTACACCCGCATGAACGCTGACCAGGCCCGAGCGGTCGACGGCAGCGGCCGGGGCATGGTGACCCCGGCCTCTCTGGTGACCTCGGCAATTGTTGCCTGTTTTGCACCTGCTACCACCCGCCAGTAATCGAGTGAGCTGGGGCCGGTCCCGAAATAGAACCGCACCAGCTCGGTCAGTTTTTTTCTTCGACCTCAACCGCTTTCGAGGCCAGGTCGGTGGCCGCTGTCCAGAGCAGCTTGCTGAGCGCTGGCACCGTGGCCAACGTGTCGCGGTTTTCGGGGGTGAACGGCACCGGGTTGCCCGCCGCATCCAGCAGGTTTTCCCAACCCTCGACCAACTCACTGAGCACCCGCTTGCCGACCTTGAGGGCTCGGGCCGTATCCTGCTCGAGCCCCTCGAACTTGACGCCCTCGGCCTGCAGCTTGGCCATCAGCTCAGGGGTCAGCGGCCTCATCTTGAAAACCGCAACACTGTCGGCAAACTCGACCTCAACATCAACCGCGTTGGGTGAAAACAGCCCCTCACCCACCATGACATCACTTTTGATTTTCATGCGGCACCTCCATGCAATGTGTTATGGGTGCCCCTCGAGCGGATTGAACCGCCCAGCCCTGGGGCATGAACCAGGGCCGCCACCGGCAGGGGCACCAGAGTCATCATGCCGCCGCCTCAGTAGCTCGTTACGTCATTGACCAGGGTGGCCACCAGCGAGCTGTTGTCGGCGTCATCCTGCCAGTAACCGGTGAAATCGAGCGACACCTGCACGCCCTGGGGCCCGTCGACCGGAGGGCTCGAGGGGCTGTAAATCAGCTCGTTGACCTCGAGGCTGAGGGTTTCGGGGGTGCCAGCACCGTCAGACCAGCTCAGCTTGAGGCTTGACTCGGTGTTGGCCAGCGCTTTCTCGAACAAGGCCGCCGATGCAAACAACGCCGTCAGGCTGCCGTTGACCATGGCAATGCCCTCGGGCAGGCAACCCAGCTCTCCCTGGGTGCCGATGGCATAGATTTGCTCGAGCACGTTGTCGAGGGTCAGGCTGACGTTGGTGATGTTGGCGGCCGTGACCCCGCCTTCCTCGATGGTCAGGCTGAACTGGTCAATGGTGCTCTCGGTGTAGATGTTGGTCGGGGGGTCATCGAGGGGGTCGGTGGGGATCGGGTCGGTCATGCCCTTGCCCATGATGCCAAACTCGAAAATCACGACGCCCTCGCTGGTGGCGTTGATGCTCATGGTGCCGACTTTGCAACCGTAGTATTGCAGCACCTCGCTCACGTCCTGATAGTCAACGTCAACGGTCATGCCCTCGGGCAGCGACCCGAGGCTGGCCCCGTTGAAACCGACCTTGAACGTATGAGTGTTCTGGCCGGCTCCAGGGGTGTCGGCCTGAGTGACGGGCACCCCGATGGCGTGCTTGAGCAGGTGCCCCACTGACTTGAGGTGCAGAGGGAACATGATGCTGCCGTCGACCATCACGTTGCCCCTGACCGGTGCGGCCGGGTTGCGGTTGCCCCTGAGCACCGGGTTCTCGAGCAGGTTGCGCTGGAACCACGCCCCGCCGAGCCCGCTGACCGGGATAAGTGAGCCCACCGGGGTGCCCGGTGGCGTGCCCCAGGTGGTCTCGTCGTAAACGATGACCCGAACCTGGCTGCCGAGTGCTGTACAGGTTGCCATGATGTCTAGTCCTCTCTGCAGGGCAGGCGTGAGTGTCGCCACCTCTGCACGTACATGACCCCGGTGCCGTGCGGCCCCTCATAGGTCTCATCAATGAGTTGCAGCGGCCCGCACCTGGTGCTCAACCGTTGAGCGCTCAGGCCCTCGCGCAGCTGCTCGAGCAGCAGGTCAACGCTTCCCCCTCGGTCGGTCGGCCGACGGCCGCCGCCGCCACCAATGACGTAGAGGCCCCAAGTCCAAGTCTCAGGCTGGTCGATGGCCCCTGGGGTCGGGTTAATCTGCCTAAACGGTTCAAAACTGATTGATTCTCGGATGATGAAAACGGCCACGGCCAAGCGGTCAAACTGGGCCTCAGTGACCTCGAGGGCTGCCAGCACCGGGGCCGGTTCGATGATTGAGCTGGCCAGTCTCTCAAGCTCGGCCTGCAGGTCATAGTGATAGCCCACCGTCACCCCCTCACGCCGCGCCTGAGCAGCTGCTCACCCTTGGCCGTGATGAGGGCCTGGGCGGCTTTGGACAGCCCGACAAACGGCCTCGGCGGCATCGGCCGCCACCGGCTGCCTGATTTGTTCCCAGCCTGGCCACGACCGAACTGAGCGACCCCTGCCTTGATCGCATCCCGCTGATTGCTTGCGTTGACCCCGGTGACCACCGCCAGCTGCCGCTGAGACTTCCGCAGGAATGCCCGAGCCATCACCGAGCCCGCCAGGGCCCCGGTGCGTCGGAGTGGCGGCCAGCCCTGGCCACCCTTGCGGGCGGCCCAGGGTCGGCCCGAGGGTGAAATGCCCGAGGCTATAGACTGACGGGCTGCAGCAGTGAGGGCCGTGTCGGCCGTCCTGCCCAGCTCGCGCAGGCCCTTGGCCCCGAGCTGGTCGGCCACTTTGCCGAGCCTGCCGAGCACGGCCGTGGCGTCAACGAGAATCCCTGAGCGCGGCATCAGACCGGCCTGACGCGCAGCTCGTTGAGCTGGTCTCGATACTGTTGTGGAATGCTCACCAGCTGGCCGGTGACGGTAGCCTGATAGCCCACGCCCTTGGTCTGGTACTGGTGCAACACCAGGCCCTTGACCAGCATCAGAATGTCATCGTCGGTGATGGCACCGGACGCGCCATAGCCCACCGAGGCCGTGACCTTGACAGCATCGAACCGCCTGAGCGTGCCCAGGCTGGTGAAGTGCACCATTGGATAGTCGCCCACCCTGGCGTCATAGTCATCGGTGGTGAGCACCGTCTCGGTACCGTCACTGTCGAACGAACTGACCCCGGTGATGCTCACCAGGGGATAGAGTGGCACCCGCACCAGGTCGGGGCTCTGGCCCCAGCTCGGCCCGGCCGCACCATCAAGGTCATACACCTCGAGGTCGGCCTCATCGAACCATGCCGCCCAGGTCTGGGTCACCAGCTTGCGGTTGGTTTTGCGCTCGATGAGCATGGTGACCTCATTGATGACATCCTCGAGCACCTGGTCATCATCGCGCACGGTCTCAGCGAATGCCAGCCAGTCGCGCACCTGGTCGAGTGTGACCGGTGGCCCGTTGGGTGCAGTGACCAGCTCGGTGCGCATCAGCTGGCCTTTGGCTTGCGCTTGGCCGGTGCCCGCTTGCGCGCCTTGGGCTTGGGCTTGGCTTCGGCCGTTTCGCCCTCTGGCTTGGCCTCAGCGGTCTCGACGGTGGGGCCCTTGCCGCCCACCAGTTTGGCCGCCTTGAGCAGCAGCAGGGTGCGCACGTCGGCATCGGGCAGGTCATCCCTGACCTCACCGACCCAGACGGCCCCAACGCTGGTGCGAACGTTTCGGAGAATCTCGACTGTCACAGTGCACCTCGCTAGTTAAAACCGGGGGCCCCGCAGGGCCCCCAGCAGGTTGACGTTAGTGAGTGAGACCACCGGCAAACGAGAACGAGCCGCCATGCCGCACGGCCACGTCGCAGGTCTGGAACCCGACAATCCGCACCCGACCGCGCTGGGCTTGGGTGTAGGGGTCGATGAGCATATCGAGCCCGCCCCACATCCCGATGAGCAGGTCATTCCAGTTGCCGAAGAAAACGCCGCTCTGAGTGTTGGTGGAATAGGTCGCTTTGACCTGGTTGGACTTGAGCACCCGGTAGCCGTTCATGGTGCCATCGGGGGCCATGAGGTACTCAGGGTGGCCCGATTCCTTGACGGTGGTTTTCAGCTTGCCGACCATCTTGGCGTTGGTGATGTAGGCCAGAGAGCCGATGTCGGCGTTGCCGACGGCCACGTCGGTCTCAAACTCGACAATCTTGGCCCAGGTCGGAGCACCGGCCGTCACCGCACCCACGCCCGTCTGAATCTCGACCCCGACGGGCTCGTTGGTGCCTGCACCGTGCAATGCTCCGAAGTCCACCGCCAGCGCCAGGGTGCGGGTGATGTCATCCATGATGATGCCCTGAATGCTCGGGTCACTCTGCTTGAGCATCGAACGGGTGGCGGCCGAGTGGGCCCCGACGTTGCGGGCCGTGAGGGTCACCGCGTCGATGACCGGGTTGGCCTCGGTGACCTGGCCATCTTCGGCCACCCAGTAGCCGGTGGTGCCGCTGGCCAGCCTCGGAATGCTGAGATCACCGACCAGGCCGGTGAGCATCCTGGCTCCGGCAGCCCCGACCACCGCACGGTTGCGCAGCAGGTCGATGAATGAACCCGCCATGTGCTCGGTGCCCACCAGGTCGGCGCCGTCGCCCGCTTTGGTGATCTGCCGCATTTCCGGCCGGGGCACCGCCAGCACCTCGGTCGGTACGAAAAACGAACGCGGCCCATAGCCGAGTGAGTCGGCCACGGCCTGGCTGCACTCCCGCTCGAATTCGGCACCTCTCCAGTCGCCGTCGATGGTGGCCTGTACGGCCTTCAGAATGTTGAACTGACGCGCCTGCTTGACGGTCAGGCCGATGGTGCCGGGCACCGTCTCGACGGGCAACTCGCCGCCCTGGGGGTCACCGGCAGCCGGTTGCGGATCGGTGGCCGGGGTGAGGCCGCGCAGGGCCTCGAGCTGCCGGGCACGCTCGATGCGGTTGGTGATCTCACCGACCGCGTCATGCTCGGTGTTGTACCGCTCGACTTCCTCGGGGGTCATATCGCGGCCGTCGGCCTCGATGGTGCCCACCCATGCCTCGAGCTTTTCGATGGCCTGGGTGCGCTCGTTGATGAGCTGATTGATGTCTCTCACTTTGGAATCCTCCCGGCCCTACAGGGCCTTGAGTTTGAGCTTAGCCAGGTCGAGACGATGCCTCGGTTGGGGCTCGGTGTTTTCGGATGAGGGCTCTGCCCCCTTGCTCTCATGATACGCCAGCACCTCGGCGGCCGACCTGTAACCGACCTCGACCTCGGTCTGTTTGAATGCGCCATAGGTTGCCACCGTCACGTCAAACAGCTCACCGATCTCGGTGATGGTGCGCTTGGGCACCTCGCCGCTCGAGTCCATCTCATCGGCGGCCACGGTGAACGCATAGCTCATTTCGTCAACGTCACCACGGTCGATGAGCACAACCAGGTCACGGGCCACCTGGGTGTCGGGCAGATCGACCTCGACCTTGAGGCCGTGTTCATCCTGCTCGAGCCGCAGCGTTTTTGGGGTGCGGCCGAGCACCAGGTTCGGGTCATGGTTGACCAGGGCCCTGGTGTCGGGCTCGGCCTCGAGCACGTTGGTGAACGCACCAGGGGCCACGGTCTCGATGAATGCCCCGCCGATGTTGGCCTCAACGTTGAACACGGCCGCATAGCCGACCAGGCCGGGGCCGCTGTCGCCCTCGGCCCTGACGGCCCGCAGCTCGGTAATGGTGCGCTGTTCTCTCATGGTCATGGGCTACCTCCCCGCGATAATGCCACAGTCGCACCCTGGGTGCGCCGGTGGGTGGTATACGTCGGTCGAGGGCGTCAGGGCGCTGCCTGCCCCCTCGGGCTGATAGTTTGCACCGGCCCCGATGAATCCCTCGGTGACCCCGACAACCTTGCCGTGCAGGTCGAGACAATAGGGGCAGCTGTCGCCATACGCCTGCCAGACCACCGTGGCCACCCCGAGGCTGACCCAGACGGTGCGGCTGAACCCCTGCCCGAACTTGACCGGCTGGGCCGCTGCCGTCTTGTTTGCACGGCTGCGGCCTGCCGGTCCTCCATCAGTCCACTCGGTCAGCCGCTCATCGAGCAGCTCAAGCAAGTCGGCATCGGCGGCCGCCTCGCTGAGCAGCTTGATGATCTGGGTTTTGCTCCGGTTGGCGTAGACCTCGGCAAACTGGGCCACGTAGCCGTTGACCCACCGCTGCAGCTGAGGGCTCATCTCGAAAACATCGGCAATCTCATCGGCGGCCGCGCCACCGATGGCCTCGGCCATCGACTCGAACACCGGCCCGAGCTGGGTGCGGGCGTAACTGGTGTCACTGTAGAAATCGGTCAGCCATTCCTCAAAGGTCTGATCTGACCTGGTGCCGAGGTGCCGCTTGGCCGCTGCCCTGATGGCCTCTACCTCGCGCCTGACAATGCGGCCCATGGCCTGCTCGAGCACCAAGCGGTAACTGCGCTCAATGCGCTTGCGGGTCAGGCCGACCCTGGCCCGGTTCTCACCACCTGGCTCGAGTTGAGACGGCCGCCGGCTGCTTGGCGCCGGCGCTTGTAAACCGTTGCAGTCACACCTATTTACGCCACCGGTCGGCACTGGCTGGCCACCCTCGGCCGGTGGCTCAGTCTCAGTTGCCACCAGCTCGAGCGGCACGTAGTTGAGCGGCACCATGTGCACGTCACCGTTGTCGATGGGGTTGAGGTTCTCGAGGGCTCGCACCTCATTGATGCTGAGTACCCCTCGGTCGAGCAGCGTTGAGTAGCTTTCAAACCTGGTAGCCGGATCGGCCCGCAGCAGGTTGTTGGTGTTGAATTCGACGTAAACCTGGCCCCATAGCTGCTCGGGGATGAGCACCCTGGTGATGGCCTGCTCGAACCGCTCGAGCCAGGGCACCATGGTGTAGGTCAAAAACTCGAGCGACTGCTCGGTGATATTCGAGAACGTCGCCCCCTCAAGGTCACCGATGAGATGCGCCGGCACCCGGAATGCGCCGGCGATCTCCGACCGGCTGAGCTTACGTGACTCGATGAACTGGGCATCATCCGGGTTGATGCTGATGGTCTGCCAGGCAAGCCCTTCCTCGAGGATCGCGGGAGCGTGCTGCTTGTCGCCCCCATGGTCACGGGCCCAGCTGTCTCTGATGCGGTCATGGGCCTCGGTGGTCAGCCGCTCGGGGTAGGTCAGCACGCCCGAGGCCGTGGCGCTGTTGCGGAAAAACCGGTTGCCATAGGCATCGACCGCAATGGCCCGGCTGAACCCCTCGCGCATGACCTTGATGGGGTTGTAGCCCACCACCCCGTCACCACCCAGGCCCTTGACGTGCACAATGTCTCGAGCTGGATACACCATCACGCCACCGCCTGGCGGCTGGTAACGGTACACCCGGCCATTGTTGGGCTCGGTGACAATCTGCACCCGGTCGGGCTCGAGGGGATAGAGGGCAGTCGGCACGGCCTGGCCGTCACGCTGCACCCGCCAGTAACCGTTGCCGCGCAGGCAGAGGTGCCCCATGGTCACCTCGAACAACTCGAAAGGGGTCAGGTTGGGGGCGGCCTCGAACGTCAGCAGCCTGGCCAGGGGCACGTCGGTGAGCTTGTCGCGGCCGCCGTCCGGTCGGCGCTGGTACAGGTTGCAAGGGAATGAGCCCATGGCCTCGCTCAGCACCCTGGTGCAGCTGTAGACCGCCATAAGCCCGATGACGTTTGAGAACGTGGCAGCGGCCCCGGCCTCACCGACGTTGATTCTGAGCGCTTTGAGGGCGGCCGGTGTGGCCTCGATGTCGCGGGTTTCGGGCCCGAGCCCGAACCAGCTGCGCAGCTTGTCATTCCAGCTCATAGCCTTCTAATCCCTTCCCCGCCATAGTCGCTGACCCGCATCTCGGTCGGCACCACCATACCCCTGCCCAGGGCCATGATGAGAGCCACGGCCCCGTCGATGCGTTCGGTGCTCCGGTTCTTGGCGGGTTTGAGGTTGCCAGCTGCATCAGACTCGACCACCAGGTTGCTGATGTTCCACGCCAGCACCGGGTTTCCGTCATGGGTCAGCTGCTCACCGATGACGATTTTCTCAAGTTCTTTTGTCGGTGGGTTCATTGATTTATAGCCCTGGCCGAACGGCACCACCGTCATGCCCTCATTCTGCAGCTGGGTAGTAATCTGGGTTGCGTTCCATCGGTCGATGGCCAGCTCGGCCACGTTGAACCGCTCAGCCACCTCGAGCACGTCATCCCTGATGCGGTCATAATCGAGGATATTGCCCGATGTCGTGCTGATGAGCCCCTGCCTGACCCAAACGTCATAAGGCACCCGATCACGCTTGACACGCTGCCTGACGCTGTCCTCTGGCACCCAGAACCAGGCTCGGGTGTAGTAGCCACCACCAGGGCGCACCCAGACCAGGCTGAGGGCCGCCAGGTCGGTGGTGGTGCTCAGGTCGAGCCCTCCATAGCAGGGCAGCTCAGCAAGCTGCTCATAGGGCGGCAAGGTGCCGCTGCAGGCGTTCCAGTCTTCAGTGCCCAGCCAGGTCACGGCCACATCGACCCACTGGTTGAGGTGCAGCCGCCGAAACGCTGACTCACCGGACGGCAGCTCGATGGCGTCTCGACACTTCCGCTCAAGGTACTCCATGCGGACGCTGACGCCCAGGTTGGGGTTTGCCTTGGCCCAGACATCGGGGTCAGTCCAGTCATCCTCTGGTTCGGCGGCATAAATCACCGGCAGAAACGTCGGATCATCAATCACCCCATCACGCACCTTGACGGCATAATCCCAAAGCTCAAAGCAGATTGACTGCCGGTCGACCCCGGCAGTTGTCAGGTAGATGGTGAGCGGCTGCCGCCTCGAGGCCGTCGAGGTTTCCATCACGTCGACCAGGTCGCGGTTGGGCTGGGCGTGCAGCTCATCAAACACGATCCCGCTGGCGTTGAGCCCGTGCTTGCTGTAAGCCTCGGCGCTGAGCACCTTGAGGGTTGAGCTGCTGTGCGGCACCTTGATCTCGCGCCGGTAGGTCTGGCACCGGCTGCTCAGCGGCACGCTGTCTTCGATGAACTCCCGGCCGCATTGAAACACGATGGCCGCCTGGTCGCGGTCGCTGGCGCAGCAGTAGACCTCGGCCCCAGGCTCACCGTCGGCCATGAGCAGCAGCAGCCCGAGCCCGGCCGCCCAGGTTGATTTGCCATTCTTCCGGGGCACCGCGATGAACACCGTGCGGGTGACCCGGTTGCCGTGCTCATCGACCCTGCCCCAGACCTCGCGCACAATGTCGCGCTGCCAGGGCTCGAGGCTGAAAACCTCACCGGCGTGTTCACCCTTCCAATGCTTGAGCAGTGTGAAAAACTGCTCAGCCTGGTCAGCACGTTGGTGGTCAAACGGCATCGGTCACCCCGTGTAACGCCGCTGCCGTACCGTGCTCAGGGCCACCACGTCACCGTCACCGGTCGGGGTGAATCGCAGCTCTGGCACCAGAGGGAAAGCCCAGTCAGGAATGGTGAACGCGAGTGATAGCTCAGCGTCAGGCGATTCTGTATCAATGTCCCAGCAATTCTCAAGGCCGCCTAAACCTGACTCTTGAATGTAGACTGTCAACCCGCTCGAGTCGAGAATGATCCTGGTGCAAAGGTTTGCCCCGGCATTGATGAAACCCGAAACGCTATCGGTCACGGTTGTCGGGATGTTGTTCGAGCCGTAGTCGCTGACGGTGATGTCGAGGTCGCCCGAGCCCCTGCTGCCCGGCGCTATGGTGACAAGAATCTCATACTCACTTCCATGGGTCAGGGCAAACTCGAAAACACCCAGGTCACACAAAAACCTGGCGGCCCACTCATAGCCCACTGAGCTGTAGAAAAGCGGCATCACGTCATCGGTCGGCATGAGTACCCGAGCCTCGGCAGAATCGGACAGGTCAAGCTCGGCACCGAGCCAGCTGCCACCGACCGGCACCGGCCCCGGTGGAATGTTATAGACCCACTCATCATCAGCATGACGGTTGATGATGAACAGCCCGCCAGAGCCGTCGATGGGGTAGGGGTCGAACGCTGTCCCGCTTTCCGGTGACCATTCCGTCTCGAGGTTTTTGGTGATGTCCTGGGCAATCAGAAACGGCCCCCCGACTGGGGTGCGGATTGCGCCGGCCGGGCTGGTGATTTCGAGGTCATACCAGAACGCACCAACGCGGTCGGTGTCTGTAGCTGATGGGGTGATTCTGACCAGGCCCGGCGAAACAATGGTGCCGGCGCAAGTGAATTCGGGATCATCAGCCGGGCCTGGCTCTTTTTTCGAGTTGACCGACATAAGTGCCGAGTAACCGGTCAGGTCGAGTAGGTTGCCGTCGGAGTCTGACAGCAAAAAATCGAGGTCGTAACTGTCACCCCTCACCATCTGAATGGGCTGCTGAACTCGCTTTGCCATCCTAAACCTCGACTTTCAAACGGTCATTGATTTTGACGTTGATGCCGCCGTCCTGCTCGACATCAATGCCCCTCACCACTGTAACCTCGATCTCATCATTGGCCAGCTCGATTCTGAAACCGGGCTCAATCTGAACATCAACAGAGTCAACAATGATTGTCTCGCCAGGCCCAGACCCGGCAGTAATTGCCAGCAGGTGCTCGAGCGCCGTGCCCGTTGACAGGCTCGAAAGCGAAACGAGCTGCTCGCCGGTGGTGGTCACGGTAACACCTTCGACCAAACGGCCTCAGCCGCCTGGGCCGCCGACAAGTCATTGAGCGCATCAACCGCAGACTGAATTTCATTGACAGCCAGCAGGGCGTCAGATTCCTCGGGCGTCAGCCCGCTCTGCCCGACCTCGACCACAGTCGAGGCCGCCGACTGAATCAGTAGCACCTGCACCCCGGCACTGTACGCGATGGGGTCGCCGCCAGGACCACCGACAAGATTGCCGCCCCTGACTGTGGCGATATAGGCCCCGGTTTCAAAGTGCAGCTGCCAGTCATCTTGCAGCTCGACGGTGATGCCGACACCAACGCCACCGCCGAGCGATTCCTTGCCTGATGCTGTTGCTATTTGACTGTATGCCATGCCGGTCTGACTGGCCTCGGCCTCGCGGATTGCGTCGATGAGATCCTGCACCTCGACCTCGGTCTGACCACCGCCGACCTCGATGAATGAGTCGAGAAAATCGAAGGTAAAACTCATGCGACAATCGTATCTTCAACCATCTGCACCTGAACAGCGAGCCCGGCTGACGTGATGGTCGCAGGCTGCCTGATGGGCAGATAGCCGTAGAGTCTGACAATGATGAACACCGGGGTGTCGCTTCCATAGTTGTAGCTGTCTGAATACTCCCCGCCCGACTCTGTACCGTCGCTGATGAGGGTGCCGTCTGTTTCCTCGATGCGTACCCTGGCGCCAGTCTCAAGGCCAGTGACCTCAAGCGTCACCGCATTCTGCACAGTGGTCGAGGCTCCCGATCCATTGCGGACTGTTGGTGACTGCCCACCGCCTGTGACGTTAATCGTGACCGAGCCGCCCGAGTTGTTGAACAGGGCAGCAGTGTCGGTCCCGTTCGCACCGAAGCCGGTGAACGTCAGGGAATCGAATGTGTAGGTTCCCGGTGTCTCGATGATGATCGCATGACCATCCACAAGATCGTCTGCTGCCTCAAACGCGCAGCCCGAGATGTCTGTGCTGCTTCTCCACGTTATCATCCCATCGTCGGCAGGAACGTCTACGTTGACGATGAGGGTGGAGTTGCGGACCTCGGCACCGTTGTCGATGATGCCGTTTCCCCCGACGAAAAGCTGGCGGCTGAACGTATCGTCCACGTCAAGATTTACGTTTCCGAAGACGTAAGTGTTGCCGTCGAAGTTGTGCGTCGCCAATCCACTGAGAGTGTAGTCGACGCGGAACGGACCCGATGCCCCGATCTGCGAGTTCTTCAGCGTCAGCTCATCACCGGACTGCGAGAGGAAGTCAAATCCAACAACCTCACGATAAGTAGCTAACCTTGTGGTTCCGTTTGCCAATGGTGGAAATGCAACCGACTTTTCTGAATCTGAAAAGAAAGTTGATTCTCCAGTTGCGCCAATCTGAAGAGAGCCGAGGTAGGTGAACTGAAGGTCCGATGGCTGTGATGCAAGTGCCGGAGCAAGTCTCGCAAAGAGTGCTGTCACTTGAGCAAGATCTACCGGAGCCGTAGAGAGTCCCCCGTATATTTTTAGCGGGTTAATAAGCCCAGGGGAGCCAATCTGGTTGACGTTACCGTCACTAACCTGCTTATTATTACCAATGTTCATATTGACTATGTGGCTTACCGATGCCGCATTAAATGTCCCGAAAGACGAGTAGGCCATTTCCTGAACTGCCGTTGATCCCGGCTCGATCTGAGTGAACCTGTTAATGAGATTTTTACCGTCAACATCAATATCGACCACTCTCCAAGCTATCCAGTCCCCGTCCGAGTCGATGAACACGATCAGAGATCGCTGGTAGTGAGACACATCGCTATCAATCTCAAAAGTGAGTATCTCGCTGGACATATCCCTTGGAGTTGAGAAGTAGGCGCTCACACCCTCGTAGTTCTGGTTAAATCCATTGTCACCTTTGTATAGGCCAAACCCGAAAGAGGTTGAGCCATGCTGACCCGAATCAGCCATCCCTGTGAAAGTTCCGTCGTCAGCAAAGACTCCAAAGTCCACGATGTAGCACGTCCCGCTTCCATCCTTGGTTAGCTGCAATGGGTCTTTAAAATCATCGCGACCAGAAGGGCCGGCAGTGAAAAACCAATTTTTATTATTAGTCATCTTCCCGTCAGTGGCAGTTCCAGCTCCGCACGGCACAAGCTGGAGCTTGGTATCACTCACGACCCATGCCCAATAGAACCCACCATCAGTGAGTGCAGAGTCGAGCGATCCGGTGTTCTCATCGAGGAACACTACCCTTGATCGAGTGATTCCGTGCGCGGCAGTCGTTGTGACAGTGCAAGGATCGAGGTAGTGAGTCTCACCCGATCCAGCTGTGAGGTCCATCGGAGTGTAAAGAGTGAACTGCTGCAAGTCTTGGGTCCACTGCCACAGCTTAATCGTGTTGGCGTCGATCACTTCAACGGTATAGAAAGTTGAGTCAGTCAGGCCGATGTTGTCACTTCCACCTGACTTCTCATACTTCACTTTTTGCCACTTCACAAACGGGTGACTCGTGATCGTGATCTCGTCGGTCGTGCCATTCACCGCACTGGAAGTGTTGAAGGACAGCCGTGCGTCCTCACCGCTAATCGTGGCCTGTGGGAACGCATCTCCTTCCATATTCACGCCACTGTCACGCAGTGCGGTCAGCCATGAAATGTTGCCGTTGGTGTAGGAGAAAGTCTCGGTCGGATAATCGAGCGCTGCCGGTGGTGCCGTGTTCCCGTTCGTGAATATCTCCATCGTGAGAGCAACGTAGTCGTCACCCGTTGCCTCCCAGTCCACCCCGGATATCACCGTGCTGGCCGATTCATAAGTGAACTCAATACCTGCAACTGTAGTATGGTCCTCACCCTCATTGCTACCAGTGGATTGCCGATAATCAGAGAACACGATGAAGTTCGGGCCGGGGTCAACATCGGGATTGAGTGGTGTTGCGTCTTCTGCCCACATCATCGAGAGAATCCACGAGTTTGCCTTTTCTGTTGTGATGTCAGGGTTATCTGTGTAGGTGCCGTCAACTGTTCTTTGAGTAACAGCCGTTGCTCCTATCGAAAACGTATCAGTGGTCGTGTCCGTATCCGTGAACACAAACCCACCGATGGTCCACTCAGAGTCCGTTCCAGTCATAACTATGTCTGGATAGGTCTCACCGTCAGCTGTGGCAATCCTCTTAAAGCATACAACACGAAGGTCGTTGTCTTGTTTTGAGAACTCTACCGTCCACCCGCTCGGAGTCGTCGGAGTGGCAGGGCTGCTACTGACCTCGGTGGTGCCGACAAACAGAAGCATGAGATTACCAGTATCGGCACTCAGACCAAGCGCCGGAATCTCTAACGACTTCCCAACCCCCTCAGTGGTGGAGTTGTTTGACTCGTAGGTGTAGGCCACGGTGCCCCCCGCTACGTCACGATGTTGTCGACGGTCCTGATTGCAGCCTGAGACAGCCCGGTGCTCGAAACCGTGCCGTCAATCTCGAATGGAATGATGCCTTTCTTCCGCACCCGGATGCGCACCGGAATGTCGGTGCTGTAAATGAGCGAGTTGCTCTCAGCGGTGGAATCGGCCACAAGGTCGAGCAGCGGCACCCATACGTCCTCCGCGCTGTTGTAGGTACGTCCCAGCCCACCAGGGTGCTCGGTGGCGTTGAGGGTGAACGTTGAGCCCGTCCACGATGAATAACTGTACCTGTCCTCGGTGCCGTCGCCGTTGTCCACCCGGAACCACCCAGCTGATGGCGTGTCGCCTGCGATGGATTCCTGCACAACAAAGTCAGGGTCACCGCTGCCGTTGCCGCTTGCCGCCCCGGTGTAGGTGTCTTTCTCGATGTCACCGGCTGGCGCATCGAGCACCGCCACCATCACGCTGTCGCCAGACACCAGCGACGTGACCTCGACATAAACCAGGTTGGGTGGGTTCTGGGTGTCACCGTCGGCGTCGGTGAGCTGAAATGTCTGGTTTGCGGCGTAGTTGGTGAGCCATACACCTCGAGCACCAAAGAACGTGCCGCCAGCAAACGTGCCGAACGGTGCAACCTTGATGGGTGTATACGGTGTCACCTCATCTGCCGACTGATAGAACTCGGCCGGGTTGCCGTTGAGGCTGCCGCTGGCGTTATGGCGGCAGGCCCACTTGAGCCGCTCGTAAACCTGAGCCATTGTGCGACCACCGCAGTCGATTTCAACGTCATACGGTTGCGGCCCGTTGCCGTTGTTCAGGTCTCGGCTGATCGAGCCGAAGGTAATCGTAACGTCGGTCCAGGTGGCGATGGTGCCCTCTGCGGTCTGGTTGTTTGCGTCTGTCGCGGTCGCCAACGGCACCGCGTTTCGGCCACCAGCCGTCAGGTCAATCTCGAAGAAATCGAACGCGCTGCCGAGGTCACGAATATAGACAGTGATAACGCTGCTGTCGATTTCGACCCCGGACGCTTTGACCTTGATGAGAACGTCGATGTGGTCGGTGCTCCACCAGGGGGTAATCTCTGCACCGTCCTGCTCGATGTAGATTTGAGATCCGGCGACGATTGTGCCCAGGGTGTAGATGTTGGCCCATAAGTCATCATTGGTGGTGTCGTTGATGGCGCCGCCGCTCAAGTATTCATAATCCGAGTCGGAGCTAAACGCCCAGCCGTTGATGAGCGAGTAGGCCGTCGGAGTCTGAGCCGACATCGGCACGTCATCGTCAAGCTGCCCCAGTTCATCGAAGGTATCCATAAGCCAGGAGTACATCTCATTACAGGTGTACACCGTGCTGCCGCTGGTGTGGCTGATCTCCTGGGTGCCGTAGTTGATTGTCCAGTCATCAGCGATTGCCATATCACCCCCCGTGCTTAGTTGGCCACCTGGCCGGTGACGGTTGACTTGCCGAGGTTGTCGATAAGCGCCCGAGCTTTGGCCTCATCAGACTCGACCTCGGAGTTGACCGGGTTGGTGGGCGCGGCGCCGGCGCTGGCCGGGGTCAGCCCGAATTCCTTGAACATTCTGAGCATAATACGCTCGGCCTCGGCCCTGATGTTGGTGGCCGGGTTGCGCTTGGGTTCGCCTTTGTCGTTATAGACCAGTAGGCCCCTGACGGCCACGTTGGCCTCGGCCTGGGCAACTACGTCGAACTGCCGACACAGTATCTCGAGGGCCGGCAGGTCACCCCTTGTCAGTGTGCCCCTCGAGCACAACTCACCACCGATGTCGCGCCATGCCTTGCGGCCTGGCGGCCCCATGCCCTTGGGTGCTCGAGGTAGCTGCTTCGGCAGCAGGGTGGTGCGAGCGGCAATTGTTGCCGTGCCTGGTTTGCGTTGGTTACCGGCCATCGCGGCCGCCCTTCCCTGGTGTGTAAATCATGACACCAGACTTTGATTTAGACCGGCCGCCGTGTGCGTCTTGC